GGAACTACTGGGTCATACAAGGTTACTGACAAATCTTGCCATTCAGAACGACCTTTTACATATCTACGAGTGTTGATATGGTCGATAGTCACCTTACCATTATTAATCTCAGGTCTTGCAGCGGTTTTCACCAAGTATGCAGGGATACCTTCGATGTACATAATGAACCTATTTGACATTTTAGGTTCAAAGTTGGTGAACATAATTTCATTTGGGTCTAATAGCTGTGCCATTTATAATCTCCTATTGTCTCTTTCTAATAAATAGTCTATTTCTACAATTATGCCTCAGGGAATGCAGCGCCAGTTGGAAGGATGTTGAAGTCAAGTACGATGAATTCAGCAGTCTTCGTTGGTTGTAAGTAAATTTCCCCTACCATAATGTTTCTATCAATAACATCTGGAGTGTTGTTGGAATCATCCATCACCACCTTAAATGCGTACAAACCATTTCTTTGTTGGATTGATTCCAAGTAAGGATTCACAATTGATAGGAATCTATTTCTTGTAGCAGCGGTGTTGTTTTCGAATACCAAGTATCTTGTTGAAGATGCGATGTATTTCTTCACTGCGATTAACAATCTTCTTACATTGATTCTATCCAATGCCGATGGTTTTGCTTGTAGTGTCTTTTGACCGAATACCGTAGCACCTTGTCCAGGGAACGTAGCGATTGGGTTGATTCGACCTTCGTATAGTGTATCTCTCTCATCGTGAGTCAAACGAGTCTGAACTTCAATTACATTTGGAAGACCACCACGATTCAAACCAGCAGGAGCGTACCATTCAGCACCAACAGCGTCGTTGAATGCAATAACACCTGGAAGTACAACACTTGGTGGTACCCAGACTGGCTTATTCTTATCAGTATCTAAAATCTTAACCCAAGGGTGGTAAGTTGCCACATAGTTTGAGTCAAATGAAGTAAGTGCGTTATTTACAGTTGAGATAGAATCTCCGTAACGACCAGCATCCATTACATAGAAACAATCCAATCTATCCTCACACATATCTTTAGCGTAAGTAGTTACTGAAGAGTGTAGTCTATGTATTACACCTGGTAATACTACCATATTGATATCAAACTCATCTGGGTTAGAGATAGCGTTGATTGCTTTTCTATATGCAACAGTACCAGCAGCGGTAGCAGATGACATATTCATACCTTGTGAGTTACCAGCAACAATTGCCGAACCTACGTTTACTACTCTATTTGGTTCGTATCCATCAAAACCACCTTGGAATGGTACTAAGAACTTCTTAGCATCAATATCAGATGATAGAGAAATAGATGAACCATTTGAAGTACAATCAGCCAAATCAAAGTCAGAACCAACTACTTCAGTACTTGAAGCAGGTAGTGGTGACAAGAAGTTTAAGTTATCAGTATTTGATAAATCAAATGAGTAACCTAAGAATACTCTCTTATTGTACTCACCAGAAATTGTTTGGTCAGATACATAAGTTGGAGATGGTAGGTTGTAAGTTGAGTGAAGTGGTGAAGTTACAGCACCAAATCCGAATGGAACGAGTGATGAATCAATTGCACCAGCATCTACATCATCAGCAACTACTACTCTAATATGAGCAGATGCGTTAGGGTAGTCACCATTTGAGTTTAATTTACCATTTGCGTCAACAGTAATGTATTTGTCACCAATTACTCTTTTGATGTAGTTTGGTGAGTTAGGGTCGAGGTTTACACCTTGGAATTCTTCAACGATGTTAGGTCTAACATCAGAATCTTGAACACCTTGACCGAAGATTGAATTAGGAATCTTTCCAGTATCTACTCTTCTTACAATAACACTAAATGAACCATATTCAGAACCTGGCACCTCTGAAGCTGGTTTGATGTTACTAATACCTACTTTGAATTCGTAGTTAGTAGAGTTACCGTGAGACAGTGTGTGGAACTTGAACAATTCGGTAGCAACACCACCCACTTTTTGTGATTTAATCCAAGGAGTAGATGCTTCAGAATATGCATTTCCGTAGTCAACATCAACTTGTTGAACTGAAACCTTCACATCTTCACCAGTTGCAAATGATGCAGATTGGAATGATGAGAAGTTAAGTTGAGTATATACATCTTTAGATGACTTAGGAGCGTAACCATAAGTCTTAGTGATGTAGTTTTCGTTAGAAGGGTCTAGTGACGCCGATACAATATTTGCATTACTTGCACTATTGATACCACTACCATCCAAAGTAAGGATGAATGAAGATGCACTTGCCGGAGCATCTATACTTGTAGTATCCATATCACCACTACCCAAAGTAGTACTTGGGTGAAGTAGAGCACCTACCAATTCTCCTTCAGATGATGATACCACCAATGCCAATGGTTTAGCAGTATATCCATCTTGCCCCAACACTCTTACGATAGTTGCAGCACCAGCTTCCTCTAAATAAGATTGAGCGGTATACGGAAGGTATGAATCTTCAGTAAGACCACCAAACTTTTGTTGGAATTCGTTAAATGATTCTACTTTCGTTGGAACGAAAGCAGGTCCTTTGATTGATTGCCCGATAAGAGCAGCACCAATCTCACCAATACCTACTGGTAGGAATGAGAGGTCTTTTTCTCTTGTAAATACGCCAGGACTTACAATTCTTTCAGCCATTATTTTCTCCTAAAATATAATTTTCGGTTTTCCTTATTATAAATACACCAAAAAATAGGGAAACGACTACTTATTTGGTAGGTGTGAACTGATTTGTAGATATATCGTAAGTACCCTCACCATATTTTTCTTTCAATTCACTCGATAATTCCATTTCTTCTTGTTGAATGTTAGCATACTGATTGATTAATGTCTGCTTTTCATTTTTTAGTTCTTGGAACTCTCTTTCTAATCCGTGTATGAGTAGTTCAATCTCTCCAATTCGTGTATTGACAGTCAATACCTTTTGTTGTAACTCCTGAATCTTGCTTACCTCTTCTTGGGTAAATTGAATCATTGTTTTTTCTTCCATAACTTGTCTTATTAATGTTCTATTATATAAATATGTAAATATTATTCATTACCTATGATTGGGTATGATTCATTTCCACCTAATTTTGGACTCTCACCCCAAGATACCTTACCAACTGAGATTCTTCTCTTGGTATTGTTAGTCATTGCGGCGTATTCTGGAACGATGTATGCTTTTGCAGTCAGATTGATACTTGCTTTAGTGATTCTATCTTGACCTACCTCTGATAGAGTTTCAAATGAATAAGAATCACCTTTGATTACAAATTTGTATCTATCACCAAAGGAACGGCCTTGGAAAAACACGATTTGTTCTACAATCTTGTTCACTTGCTCCATATAGTCACACCAAACGACCACTTCGTACTCTAAATTAACATAATCAGGTCTTTCAACCGACATATACTCTTTTTTAGGTTGCTGACCAGTCAAAACCGAGAATTGGTCGTATCTATTGGTCTTACTATATGTTCGTTCGAACATTTGGTGAGCATCTTCGTTTTGTGCTACCTTTAACTTTGCTAAATCGGTATTGATGGAAAGATTATTTCGTTTGAATGAGATAACTGGTGTTAAAATCATACCACTGTCATCTCTCATAAACCCATCACGTTGTGCACTTGCCCATTTCTCTGGAGATGCGTACATTACTGGAACTGGGTAGAATCTACCATCATCTTCGATTGTAGGTTTTACATCAGATTGTAAGAAACTTTGAAACGCAGAGTCAATGTCATAAATACCAACTGAAATGTTCTTTACATTGTCTTGGTCTCTACGAATCTGCTTTGCCTTGTTCAATTTCACATCTTCACTTGTAGAAGATTGAGTTTGAGTAAGGTTTGGTTTCGATTTGTCTTCGTTTCTATACTTTTGAGCCATCTTACAATCCTAATGGTACTTCGTTATCATTTTGTCTTGAGTTACCTTTATATGTATCCACCAATTTAATTGATGTTTGTCGAGTAACGTGAGTGTCACATTGAACTGATACATTATAACCTTGTGTCTCACCACCATCCCAAGTTTGTGGGTTCTTTCCAGCAAAGTATTGGACTTGATATGTTGCATCAATCAAATGGTATTCTTCATTCCATAAAATAATGTCACCAACTTCGGGTACAAGATTTTTATCAACCAAAGTATCACGAAGAAATCTAAATTGAACTTCACGAGAATATGATTGGCCAAAATCATCAGAGATTTGAGTCGCCTGACCCCTCTCTATCAAACAAGGAATTTTTATTGGTTGATTGAATACTTTATCTTTACCCTCACCATATAAATTTGCTTTAGTTTCAGTCAAAGCGACTTGGTAGTAGTAGATTTCAGTATCAATAATGTCGTTGATAAGTTCTTTATTCACTTTACTGAATAGAGCCATATCCCTTTGTCCACCGAATAGAGCCATTTGATTATCCTATAAAAATTGGTCGTGGTACTCTATTAAGAGTTTCTTCCAAGTATTCAGATTCTTCTTTTCGTGCTTCCATCAATGCTCTACGAGATGTCGATTCCAACATTTCAGTCAATTGAGTCATCAATGCTTCTTTTTCAGCAGATGCTTCGTTACGAAGGTCTGACCCATCTAATGTAATGTCTGCGCCAGGAATTGGAATTGCTGAGAATTTAGAACGAACTGCTCCCAACATCTCTTTTGACAATGCAAGTGCGTATCTTGCAATCCATTGCTTTCCTGCTGAGTTGATATTAGAGTAAGTCAATCTTCCAAATGGAGCATTAGACAAATCACTAACCACATTAGATGCAGCGATTGGTGAATTTACTTCACTATCCAATGTATAATCAAAATATACCTTGGCGCCAGTATCAGTTCCACTTGGAATTGGGTATAATCTGATTCGTTGCCCATCAACGTGGAAACCATATGATGACTTACGAATCTTATCGTTGAATTCGATTGCTTGTAATCTTAAAAGGTCATCAAACATTGGTTGCATCATAAATGATACACCTGGTGAGTAATTACCCCACCCAAAGGTTTGCATCATTTGTTGAGAACCAAGACCAGTACCTACAAATGGGTCAAAGTATCTAATGATTGCAGGTGGTTGAGTGTGGTATACTCTACGAAGAGTAACACCATCGGTTACTGAACCATTTTCAAGTGTTACTACATTAGCATCACCCAAGTCGTAGATTTGTTGACCCGATACCATCTCAAATGACCCAGTGTAAACAGTAACTTTACCACCACTAAGTGCTTCAGTACCATAATCCTTTGCGATATTTACAAAGTTCTGCATATTTGCATTCATATTGGTATCTGATAAGTCTAAGTCTAATGATGACCCTTGAAGAGATAACAAATTCTCTTTTGCTCTATATTGGTTTACTTGTGATGAATACTCATTCACTGCTTCTTCCAAACAAGTAAAGAAATTGATGTCTTGAAGTTCGATATCAATGATTGGGTAACCCAATCTACGAGCACACCATTCTGCTACTTTTGGAGCATCACTCTGAAATTGTGCATCAGAATCGAAGAACCCAAAAGGAGTCGATGAACCACTTGTAAATGAACCTGAACCTGGCCAAATTGGAATTGTTACTGACATTTATACTCCTAAATACTATTAGTCCTATATAAATAGTGTTTCGATTACCTTTTCGTATTTCTCATAAAGGATACTACGATATATCGTGTACCATCAGTCACTGCCCTAGCACCGTGTTTATGAGTAATGTTTCCAGGATGAATACTTACATAACCAATACCATTTTTTAGTAATTTACGCTGTCTTCTAAACCAAGTTCCACCACCCTCATATTCATCGAGGTCTGACAATTGAACCAAACAAGTAATATCAGACATATCGTGGTGAATTGAAAGATGACCTTGTGCATCCGGAGTGTATCTTGCTAAGAAGTTTTCCGTAGTAAGATTATCCCAACCTTCACCTTCAAGTGCCCACATATAAATTGATACAGGCATTACAAACTCTCTCAGTATCTCCATATAAATGTCATGCATCCCAATTGTTTGTAAAACCATATCGGTAGTTGGATAATTTTCGTGTCTATCAACAGTCCACGAATTTGAGTGTTCAGCTTCTTCACGAATCATCCTACAAAATTCGGCTGTAAATAGTGGAAATGAGAATGTATTCATAAATGGTTCATCTACTATCAACTCCCACTCTTTAGTTCTTGCTGAATAAGTAATGAATCTCGATTTCCATGCGTCAGGGTCATCGTAGTATGTATACAATTCTGGATGTAGTTTGTCATTATTATTTATCATTTCAATCCATTGATTATATCGGTTAGACCAATTTTCGTTTTTAGCAAAGTTGTATGCAGTTTCCAAATTAGCCATCGCCAATGACTTATCATTGTATACATCCAATAATTTTTCAAATATATCTTCTTTTAATTTATCAACATCGCTTGGTGTTGAGATTAAACCACCCTTACCCATTAACAAATTTATCAAGTTACCAGTATCAGTTGATACAATCTTAACACGACCAAACATCATTTCTAATGCGGTTATACAATAAGTCTCATCATATTGTGAAGGATATACCCAATATTCAGCCGACTTAATTTGTTTATATAATTCAGATGGTGATAATGCTCCTAAGAAATACACACCATCCATTTCATTTACATATGAATCATACCATTCAAGTGCGTATGGGGGTGTGGCTACCCACAAACTTGCGTCTGGAATCATCTCTCTAATTCTTGGCCAAATACCAAGTAAGTGTTCTAACCCTCTATCAGGTGCTGAAGTGTATATAAACTTATTATCAAACTTTGGGACATCAATATCTTCCCAATCGGATGGGTCAATCGCATTATTTAGAACTTTAATACGACCTTTCATATCAGGCCACATTTTTTCTAACTTATTCTTCTGATATTCAGATACTGCGATGAATTTTGAGATTCTATTGTCTTTTAGAAGGTCTATACCCCCATTTGGTAGTTCCAATCCTTTATACCAAGGGTAAAACTCAAAATTATGAATCCAAAAGTATGATTTATCAAATGTAATGTTTAAGTCATCCATTAGTTGTAGGTAATGAATGTAATTAGACCCTATGACTACATCAAAGTGTTGAAATGTACCCAATGAGTCGTAATCATAATAAGATACACCATTACTTTCGGTGTTTTCCACCATACCACTCACGATTACCTCGTGTCCATCATTAGCAAATTGTTCTGCCAACTTTATAACAGCATATTCCGACCCACCAAGACCATTTTCTAACCAATAGTTCTTACTGATGTTTTGTTTCTGATAACCTATTGTAAATAATACTCTCATACTACTCCACAATGTAATTTAAGACTTCTTCTCGTTCATAATATCGTGTTCTATCCATCCAATTTTGTAGATAGTACCCACGATTATTCTCTTCATCCCAAGACCAATCGAATTTACCCAATTCAGCAATTCGTTCGTGAATAAATGGGTCATAATAATCCTTAATCAGTCGTGCTCTACGATTAATGTCGGTAGAATTGTTATCAACCGTGGAATTATAATTATTATACTGAACGTATAACATTCGTTTGAGGTGAATCATTCTCGTTTCAAGGAATGTCTTAACAATCAACTCATAATCATCAGCAACTGATATATTTCTACTATGACCTCTAACTTTATGATAGGTATCTCGATTCCATACTCTACAATGGTTAGGCATTCCTATATTAAATCGAATTGTTTTTGGATTAATGTCTGGATAATGATGTACTAACCAAGTTTTACCATCGTATTCTTCCCAAGTATGCCCTGCGTATGCCCAATCGAATGGATTTTCGGGATGACCATACCAATCATCACCAATTCTACCATATTGTCGTGGTGTTCCATCCTCATATACCTCAGTTACATCCGTGTAGATAAATCCTGCGTCTGGATATTGTTTACTTGCATTAAGAACTTCTTCCAAACAAGTCGATATAAGAACATCATCGTGGTCTAACTCAAATAACCACTCACCATTACACAACATAGCAGCTCTATGTTTTACTTCACCAACATTACCACCCGAATTTGGAGTCATTCTATGAATTTTTACTCTATAATCTTGGGATGCTAAGTCTTTTAGATACTCCCAAGTCTTATAATCACCTTCAGGTGAGTCATCAACTACTACCCACTCCCAATTTGGATAAGTTTGCTTTCGTAATGAATCATATGTTCTGAAAATTCTCTCGTTTGTCTTGTAAGTCGGAGTAAAAATAGATAAAATCGGTGAATCGGAATCACCATAGACCTCTTTTTGAGAACTACAAGCCCAAAATGTAGACTGACACACCACATCGTTTGCTAAAATGTTATCATCCGGTATCATTTCGTAATTTATTATCTTACTTGATACCATTGAGTGGTGTAGCATCTCCGATATTTCAGTTGGAGTATCCCCAATAATAACGATTACATCGGGTCTATGAGTTGCAAAGTGGGTTTTGAAATTTATTGATGAGTCGTATGAGTATAATACTACATATTCTTCGAGCCCCTCTTCAAAATATACATCTGATTGGGTTCTTATCTCACCAAATCTATCCCAACCATAAATTAATGCAGTAGGTAAACTTGTTTTCATAAATTATTATCTATATGGTTCTCCACCAACCCAAAGAACGAATGATTTTCGTGTTCCACTCTTCACAGGTGTGACTCTATGTAGGTAAAATGATGGAAAAATCACAGCAGCTCCTTGAGCTCGTGGTGCAGTTATTTGCTTTCCAATGTTGAATTGTAAATCACCACCTTCGTATTCCGATGGGTCTGATAGCTGGACTGTTACTGAAATCTTCCTGCGATTTTGCATCCCAATACCACAATCCATATGCCAATCGTAATGACCACCACCACCATAGTATTCGGTATACTGAATTGCCTCAGGCATCATAGTAATATCCATCTTCCACATAATATCATTTGCTTCTGAAATCATATCGTGGAGTTTGGAGTATACCCAAGTCCATTCTTCAGTTTGAGGACACCATTTAATTTTGGATTTACGATATTCGGATACTTGTGACTTATCATCTTGACCAGTGGCTGCGGTTTCCCAAGACAAGTTTGAAGTCATTTCTTCAATTTCTTGTAGTTCTTCTTTGGTGAATCCAGTTTCAAACCAATAGTAGTCATTGTAAGACACATCTGACCGATATGCGTTTCTATCAAAGGAAAAGCTCTTCTGCATAACTAATTATTTTACTATAAATATGGAACTAAACTTTAATAAGACCCACTTATGTAAGTTTCTACAATCCAAATTTGTTGGCCACTCTGCCATCCGTGTTTTCTGAATGTAAGTTTGTTTAGTGAGTTGTCCCAAATGAAGTAACCACCTGGAAGTGTATTACCCTTTGAACCTTTTCCACCACCAAGACCAGGGTTACCTTTTAGACCCTGATGTCCTTTGTCACCACGAACTCCTTTGTTGCCAGCAGCACCACCATTACCGACACCACCAGTTCTACCAACAGCACCACCAATACCTGAATTTCCAGGATTACCATTTGAACCTTTTTGACCAACACCACCTTGAGCACCTTGTGCACCTACATTTCCAATATTACCTTGAGAACCTTGAGAACCTTGAGCACCAGTAACACCCTTAGCACCAGTATTTCCTTGAGCACCAGTAACACCCTTAGCACCAGTTCCACCTTGAGCACCTTGGATACCCTTATCACCTTGAGCACCTACATTACCAGTAGAGCCTTTAGCACCTTGAGCACCTTGTGCACCTACATTTCCAGCATTACCTTGAGAACCTTGAGCGCCTTGAGCACCCGTTGAACCTTGAATACCTTTATCACCCGCGGCACCAGTATTACCTTTAGCGCCTTTAGGACCTTGAGCTCCTTGAAGACCAGTGTCACCTTGAGCGCCAGTAGCACCAGTTCCACCTTGAGCACCTTGAGCACCCTGAATACCTTTGTTTCCGACATTACCTTGAGAACCTTGAGCGCCTTGAGCACCAGTATTACCTTGGATACCCTTATCACCTTGAGCACCTACATTACCAGTAGAGCCTTTAGCACCTTGAGCACCTTGTGCACCTACATTTCCAGCATTACCTTGAGAACCTTGAGCGCCTTGAGCACCAGTATTACCTTGGATACCTTTGTTACCAGCAGCACCAGTATTACCTTTAGCGCCTTTAGGACCTTGAGCACCTTGAAGACCAGTGTCACCTTGAGCGCCAGTAGCACCAGTTCCACCTTGAGCACCTTGAGCACCCTGAATACCTTTGTTTCCGACATTACCTTGAGAACCTTGAGCACCTTGAGCACCAGTATTACCCTTAGCACCAGTATCACCTTGAGCACCTACATTACCAGTAGAGCCTTTAGCACCTTGAGCACCTTGGATACCTTTGTTTCCAGCATTACCTTGAGAACCTTGAGAACCTTGAGCACCAGTATTACCTTGGATACCTTTGTTACCAGCAGCACCAGTATTACCTTTAGCGCCTTTAGGACCTTGAGCACCTTGAAGACCAGTGGCACCTTGAGCGCCAGTAGCACCAGTTCCACCTTGAGCACCTTGAGCACCTTGGATACCTTTGTTTCCAGCATTACCTTGAGAACCTTGAGCGCCTTGAGCACCAGTATTACCCTTAGCACCAGTATCACCTTGAGCACCTACATTACCAGTAGAGCCTTTAGCACCTTGAGCACCCTGAATACCTTTATTTCCAGTAGAACCTTGAGCACCTTGAGCACCTTGAGCACCCGTTGAACCTTGAATACCTTTATCACCCGCGGCACCAGTGTTTCCTTTGAAACCAGTCGGACCTTGATGGCCCTTAGCTCCTAAGTTTCCAGTAGCACCCTTACCCCCTTGAGGACCTTGAGCACCCTGAACACCTTTAGCGCCAGTATTTCCTTGAGCACCTGTATTCCCTTTAGGACCAGTAGCACCAACACCCCCAGTATTACCAATAGCACCTTTAGCACCAGCAGAACCTTGAGGACCAGTAGCACCTGTATTTCCTTTTGGACCGAGGTTGCCTGAATTACCTTTTTGACCAATTGGACCAGTAGCACCTATATCACCACTAATATCAGTTGAGTTTTCGGTCATATAAAGACCAGTAAAGTATCTGAATCCACTTGTGGTTGAACCTGGGGCGTACCCAACATACCAATTGAAATTACCGTTTGCAAGAGCATCGGTTGTAAATGTTAATCTCCTTCTTTCCCAAGTAAGAGTCGCACTAATCTCAGAGTGGTAAATATCCATCGAATGGATTAGTGTACCTGCACCACCAGTTGTTGGGTGTGTACCACTTGTTACATAGTGTCTTGTATGGAAAATTTGATTTCCAGCAGTCCAATTCGAATCATATGCAACCCAACATTCCACAGTATACGATGTATTTGGTTTCAATCCACTTAAAGGAATATCATACTCGGTATAAATACTACCAACGGTTGATTGTCTCAATACATATTGAGATTGTGCTGACCTTGGGTTTGCTACTAATGTAACTACATCGTTTGTTGGATTAGACCCAGCAGCATATGGTGCGTATAATGCTCCAGTTGAGAAGTCTGGGTTTTGAATTGAGTTACCCGAAGCACCTTTTTGACCTTGAGGACCTTGAGCACCTTGAACACCCTTAGCGCCAGTATTTCCTTGAGCACCCGTGTTCCCTTTAGGGCCAGTAGCACCTTGATTACCTTGAACTCCTTTGTTTCCAGCACTACCTTGGTAACCCTTAGCACCTTGAGCACCCTGAGCACCTTGTAAACCTTTGTTTCCAGCAGAACCTTGAGCACCTTGAGCACCCTGGGCACCAGTATTTCCTTGGATACCCTTATCACCTGCGGCACCTGTGTTACCTTTGAACCCAGTTGGACCAGTATGACCTTTAGGACCAACATTACCAGTCGCACCCTTACCACCTTGAGGACCTTGAGCACCCTGAACACCCTTAGCACCAGTATTTCCTTGAGCACCTTGATTACCTTTGTACCCAGTAGCACCACCAGCACCTACGTTACCAGTATTACCCTTAGCACCAGCAGCACCTTGATAACCAGTAGCACCTTGATTACCTTTAGGACCAGTATTTCCAGCTGCACCACCAGCACCAGTAGCACCAATACCACCTTGAGCACCTGTTACTGCTCCCGGAACGAAATCGAAGTAAGTAGTAACATTATTATTAGAGAAATTACCAGTTGTACCACTTGTGTAATCTAATCCATAGTAGAAATAGGTGTTTGTTGAGAAGTATGTTTTAGCAGTAATTCTATATATACCACTTTCTCCTACAACACCACCTTGAGTAATCATTACAGATGAGCCAGCGCCATATGAATTTAATTGAGTATATTTATCGACTCCGTTACCATCATAACGAGATACGATGATAGAACCCATACCACTTGTCGAAGTATTACCAAAGTTGGTCTTACCACTTGTAAGTGTGTTTGATGTTTGTGAGTAGAAGAATACTTGGAACGCAGATGAAGCACCTTTGTTACCAGTTACCCCTTGAGCACCAGTTGAACCTTGTGGGCCGGTATTTCCAGCAGCACCTTGGTTACCCTTAGCACCAGTAGCACCTTGATTACCCTTCGACCCAGTGTTTCCCTGAGCACCCGTGTTTCCTTTAGGACCAGTAGCACCAGTAGCACCTTGAGCACCTGTATTTCCAGTATGCCCTTTAGCACCAGTACCACCTTGAGCACCAGTATTACCAGTACTACCTTTATTCCCAGCAGCACCAGTAGCACCAGTACCACCTTGAGCACCTTGATTACCAGTTACACCCTTATTTCCAGCAGAACCTTGAGCACCTTGAGGACCAGTACCACCAATTAACGCTGAAGAGAATGTAATATTGTCGAATCCTGCGCCACTTGTATATAATGATGAATCTACATATAATGTAAGACCACTACCTACGTTTAGAGTTCTAAGAAGTAAAGTTTGATTTACACTTTGGTCATAGAAGTAATATCTAATGTATTGATTATCATATGTAATGGTGAAGACATCAGAAGTGGTATATGATGATACAAATTGACCTTTATGTGAACCATTTTCATAAATCCTAACAGTACCATTGGCTTCTGGATAGAATGCGTAGTCAATTGAGTTATACGATGAGTTAGTAGTTGGGTCAGCTGTAAGACCCAGCATCTTATATGTGTTTGTTTCTTGTGCAGTAAAGGAAAGAACTATGTTTCCAGTTCTACCAGTAGAAGAATATGCTTGTGAAGACCACGAACCATTTGTACCACCAGTTTTCGTGATAGTATATGACTGATTATTCGAGTTATTTGATACCGTAACACTACTATCAGCGGTTAATGTGTATTGACCCGCCGAATTACCAGTATTACCCTTAGCACCTTGAGGTCCTTGCGCACCTACATTACCAGTAGAACCAGTATTTCCACTCGCACCCTTAGCACCTTGAGGGCCGGTAGCACCTTGATTACCAATTACACCTTTATTACCAGCAGCACCAGTATCACCACCAGGCCCAGTAGCACCTTGGGCACCTTGGTTACCAATTACACCTTTATTACCAGCAGCACCAGTATCACCACCAGGCCCAGTAGCACCTTGGGCACCTACTGACCCAGTATCTCCTTGAGCACCTTGATTACCTTTAGCACCAGTACCACCTTGATGACCAGTATCACCTACAATTGAAGGTGAAGTAATAGTAACTACTACAACTGGAGTAGCACAATTGTTTGAGAATGTATTTTGAGATGCAATTGCTGAATTTAAGTTGATATCAAAGTATGAATACCCAACATTATAACTAATAGAGGATATTGTTGATATTCTAATAGCAGATGTCCCAGTTTGAGTCATCTTTATATTCCAGTTAGCAGCAACACCATTTAAGAAGTTATATTGGTCAACGCCATTGTAATCATAACGATGTATCTTAACATTGGTCATCGCTTGACCACTTGCATTGTCAAATACCAATCTATTTGATGTAGGTGTTCCAGTACAAGACAACCATTGTGATGTTAACGAAGTAGCCGACCCAGCACCTTGAGCACCTTGAGCACCTTGAGCACCTTGAGCACCAGTATCCCCCTGGACACCCTTATTACCTGCGTGACCTGCAGCACCAGTATTACCTTTATAACCAGTAGCACCAGTTGTACCACCAGCACCAGCAGAACCTACTGCGCCTTTTTGACCTTGAGCACCCTGTGCGCCTTGAGCACCTTGAGCACCTTGGTTACCCTTAGCACCAGTGTCTCCTTGAGCACCTGTATTACCCTGAGGTCCTGTTGCACCTTGAGCACCTTGGTTACCCTTAGCACCAGTGTCTCCTTGAGCACCCGTATTTCCACCAGGCCCAGTAGCACCTTGATATCCAGTAGCACCTTCATCACCACCGGCGCCAGTAACACCAGCGGCACCAGTATTACCTTTATAACCAGTAGCACCAGTATGGCCTTTAGGACCAGTAGCACCAGCAGCACCCTTAGCACCAGTAACACCATATCCTTGAGCACCAGTATGACCTTTAGGACCTGTTGATACAGCACAAGTGATATCTACATATGTAGTTACTGTACCACCCGTATCCCAAGTACCAACCCCACTTGCACTATTAAGGTTAAGTACAAAATATGTTCCTGATGAGTAGTATGTTCTACCACTAATGTTGTATTGACCACTTGCACCAACTTTACCACCTTGGGTAATCATTATACTACATCCAACGACATTACCATTTAGGTATGAGTATCTATCCACACCAGCACCATCGTATCTATCGATGGTTACTGCATTTGTAGAAGAAGGTGTTGAATGTGAGAATCCGATTTGACCAGTTGATTGACCCGATGTAGACCCAACCCAATATGTGTTAAGGTTAGCAGGTACGGATGCAGGAGCACCCACAGCACCAGTGTTACCCTTAACACCTTTGTTACCAGCAGCACCAGTAGCACCAGTAGGACCAGTAGCACCAGTACCCGATGAACCTCGTGGAGGACCTACACTACCTTGAGCACCAGTATTACCCTTAGCACCAGTTGGACCGACAGGTCCAGGAGCACCACCAGCACCTTCTGGACCAGGTGAAGTATCACCATCGGCTGGGGTACAACCCGGAGAAGGACCACATGGGTCACCAAATGCTAACCCAAAGTCAGCCTCTACTGGGTCACAAGTATACCAACACTCGCCCCCACGGCCGACCCCAGCTTCATCGAAATCAACAAAATGACAATCAACTGAATTTGCACCTGGGTCAAAACCCATCATCCATCGGTTACCAATGTATGCTTGATTACTACAATTGTATATCGCATATCCTGGTGGGTTGTGAACAATATACCCATCCGCTAAATAGACATCAATATCTTCAATTGCAATGGTATGTATGGATTGATTTTGGATTTCATATGCTGAAGTGATTAATTCTTCAACAATCCCATCATCCGTATATTTTACTAAATAATCTGAGTTTAGATTAATTGTATTGGCAGGTGTAAAGTAGTATAAACCACTCGAATCTTTGATTAAGATTTTTTGATGTTCTGATACTACAAGGTCACCACCATTGAATTCAATAACACTACCACTATGAGTTGTTTCAAATACAACACCTGCAACTCCAAGTGATGTAGATGATATATCAGTAGAAGACCAAGTTCTGAAGTCTTGTTCATTCAATCCAAGACCAGGTAGTTGAACACCACTAACTAATGAACCACTACTGAGTGTTCCTATCGTAACTGATGAACTATCAGGTAATCTTACGAGTTGTCCGTTTAATCCTGCCATACTATTTTATTCCCAATTAGATTGGTTCTTAATAAGACCCACTTACATACATATGAAGAACGTAAGTGTTTCCACCATTGTTAAATTTCAATACACCCAAGTTAGAATCCCAAGTAAGACCTGGAGATACACCACTAATTAGAGTTCCTAATGCAGCCTCACCTTTGTTTCCTTTAGCACCTTGTGCACCATCGACACCTTGAGCACCTTGAGCACCCTGGTCTCCTTTAGGAGATGCTCCTTGAGCACCTTGTGAACCTTGTAGACCTTGAGCACCCTGAGCACCTTGGGGTGATGAACCTTGAGCACCTTGAGCACCTTGTGGCCCCTTAGCGCCTTGAGCACCTTGAGGTGAAGAACCTTGAGCACCAGTTGCGCCACCTGAACCTTGAGCACCTTGTGAACCTTGAGGTGAACTACCTTGAGCACCTTGTGACCCTTGTGGCCCCTTAGCACCTTGAGCACCTTGAGGTGATGACCCTTGAGCACCTTGTGAACCTTGTGGCCCTTTAGCACCTTGAGCACCTTGAGGTGATGAACCTTGAGCACCAGTTGCACCTCCACTACCTTGAGCACCTTGAGCACCTTGAGGTGAACTACCTTGAGCACCTTGGTCACCTTTAGGACCAGTAGCACCTTGAGCACCTTGAGGTGATGAACCTTGAGCACCTTGAGGTCCTTTTGCACCAACAGCACCTTGAGCACCTTGAGGTGAAGAACCTTGAGCACCAGTTGCGCCACCTGAACCTTGAGCACCTTGTGAACCTTGAGGTGATGAACCTTGAGCACCTTGTGAACCTTGTGGCCCCTTAGCGCCTTGAGCACCTTGAGGTGATGACCCTTGAGCACCAGTTGCACCACCCGAACCTTGAGCACCTTGAGCACCTTGAGGTGATGAACCCTGAGCACCTTGGTCACCTTTAGGACCAGTAGCACCTTGAGCACCTTGTGGACTTGAACCTTGAGCACCTTGAGGTCCTTTTGCACCAACAGCACCTTGAGCACCTTGAGGTGAAGAACCTTGAGCACCAGTTGCACCACCAGAACCTTGAGCACCTTGTGACCCTTGAGGTGAACTACCTTGAG